TATAACCAGCATTATGTAAAATGCGCCGTATAGTTTTTGCCTATTAAAGTGAGTGCTTGCTAACGTAAGTTAGTGCTTACTAACATAGGGGGGAGGGGGGTATGGCTGTCGTATAATATTTGCGGGTGCCTCCAACCCACAAAAGAAGGCAAATTAGCAAAAAAGGCAAAATAGCCTTTCTGGCAAACCAAATTAGCAAAAAGAGCTATACAATCCGATTGCTTCCAATTAAAAGGAAAAAAGCGATGCCAGCACCAATTAAAGACCCGCCATACGTTTTCCCAACGACGCTTGCGAAGACGGACACCCAGCGCATCAAAGAGCTAAAGCGCATGCTGATCGAAGGCAAGGGTGAGGATGTCGTCAAGAAGGTACTGGATATTGCGCTAGAAGACGGACACCCAGGGCAAATGGCTGCGCTAAAGATGTGCATGGATCGGGCGCTACCGGCCAGCTTGTTCGAGAAGACTGCCGCACAACGCAGCGCTATCAACATCACCATATCGACGCTAGGCGCCCCGCAAGTAGTCAGCGCCAGACGACAACATAACGGACGTAGAGGCCAAAGATGTCTGACGTACATTTCCAGTTTCTACCTTGGCAGGAACAAGTCTTTGCCGACCCCACCCGATTCAAAGTGATTGCTGCTGGCCGACGCTGCGGCAAGTCTAGGTTAGCGGCCACTACGCTGTTATTAGAGGGATTAAAGTGTCCGGCAGGTTCCGCTGTTCTTTATGTGGCGCCGACCAACGGCCAAGCCAGACAGATTATCTGGAACGTACTAATGGACTTAGGCAAGGATGTGATCGCCAACAGTCACATCAACAATCAGGACATCACGTTAATCAACGGCGCTGTTATTTATGTCAGAGGCGCCGATCGGCCGGACACCCTGCGCGGCGTGTCGTTGACCTACGCCGTGCTGGACGAGGTGGCCGACATCAAGCCCGAGACGTGGGAGCAGGTTATCCGTGCGGCGCTGTCAGACAAGAAGGGTCGGGGGATGTTCATTGGAACACCCAAAGGGCGCAATTGGTTCTACGATCTATTTCAACTTGGGGAAGACGGCACTGACAAGGATTGGAAGAGCTGGCACTTCACCACCAAAGACAACCCGCTAATTGATCCAGAAGAAATCGAGTCGGCCAAGAAGACGCTGTCCAGCTTCGCGTTTAAGCAGGAATACATGGCCAGCTTCAGTAATGCTGGCTCGGACATATTCAAGGAAGAGTGGATCAAGTACGGCGAAGAGCCGACGCAAGGTAGTTACTTTGTGGCGGTGGACTTGGCCGGTTTTGAAGAAGTGGCGCGACAAGCGGCAAACTCTAAAAAACGCTTGGATGAGTCAGCCATTGCAGTAGTCAAAGTGACTGACGAGGGCAAATGGTGGATCAAGAAGATAGAACATGGCCGGTGGGATATTCGGGAGACGGCGGCTAAGATACTGATGGCCATGCGCGACTACCGTCCGCTGTCGATTGGAATTGAGCGCGGAGCGCTAAAAAACGCTGTTTTGCCGTATTTGAGTGACTTAATGCGCAAGAATAATGTATATTCGCACATAGTTGACCTAACGCACGGCAACCGGAAAAAGACTGACCGAATTATTTGGAGTCTCCAAGGGCGTTTTGAGCATGGCAGGATTGTGCTTAACTCAGACGAGGATTGGGATATATTCCTAGATCAGCTTCTTATGTTCCCTGCACAGGGGGTACACGATGATTTGCCTGACGCCTTGTCCTATATAGACCAATTGGCCGTGACATCCTACATGCAAGAGGATGAATCCGATGATTGGGAACCGGTGGACATTATTTCGGGTGTATAAATGGATCAAAATGAATTCGATCAACCCACAGAAAATGACAAAGAACTAGTCAGCTTCGTGGTGGAGCATTGCGATCGTTGGAGAACGTACCGCGATATTAACTTTCTCCCGCAATGGGAAGAATACGAGCGCATCTTCCGTGGCCAATGGGCATCGGAAGACAAGACAAGAGAGTCAGAGCGCTCACGCATCGTCACCCCTGCAACACAGCAAGCCGTTGAAACCAGACACGCCGAAATTATCGAGGCGATCTTTGGTTCGGGCGAATTCTTTGACATCAAAGACGATTTGCGTGATGTTGATGGCAACCCAATGGATGTCGAGTTCTTAAAGCTCCAGATGATGGAAGACTTTAAGCGCGACAAGTTGCGAAAGCACGTAGATCAAGTGGTGTTGTTGGCCGAGATTTACGGCACCGGTATCGCCGAGATCACAACGTCAATGGAGAAAGAACTAGCTCCAGCGACGATGCCAATGCCAGGCCAAGAGCAAGCAGCGATTGGTACGGTTGAGAAGATGCGCGTCTCAGTCAAGCCCATGCCAATCAACCCGAAAAATTTCCTATGGGATCCAAACGGCACAACCGTTGAGGATTGCATGGGCGTGGCCATCGAGAAGTACGTATCGATCCACAAGGTGGTGCGCGGGATTGAAAAGGGTATCTACCGCAAGGTCAACATCACGCCGACTTATGAAGATACAGATTTAGAGCCGACGCAAGAAGTTAGCCAGTACCAAGATGAGAAGGTACTGCTCTTGACGTACTACGGTCTGGTGCCTAGAGAGTATTTGAAAAAAGCGGAAGACGACGACATTGTCGAGCTGTTCCCTGACGATTCAGCCGCTGAAGATTATCAAGACATGGTCGAGGCAATCATTGTGATTGCCAACGATGGCATGCTACTGAAGGCTGAAGAAAGCCCGTACATGATGAAGGATAGGCCAGTATTGACCTATCAAGCTGATACGGTGCCAAATAGATTGCCAGGCCGTGGAACGATCGAAAAAGCCTACAACATGCAGAAATCCATTGATGCGCAAGTGCGTACTCACTTGGATTCATTGGCGCTAACAGCCTCGCCTATGATGGCCGTCGATGCGACAAGACTGCCAAGGGGTGCAAAGCTGACAATCATGCCAGGCAAGGCGATCTACACCAACGGCAACCCGAATGAGATTCTGTATCCGTTCAAGTTTGGCCAGACAGACGGCTCAAGCATCACAACAGCCGAGAAATTCCAGCAAATGCTCTTGCAAGCGACCGGTACATTAGATTCTAACGGCATGGTGTCTGCTGTAGGGCGTGATGCGGCGGGTACTGGTATGTCGATGGCTGTTGCTTCGATCATCAAGAAGTACAAGCGCACACTGGTGAACTTCCAAGAAGACTTTTTGATTCCGTTCATCAACAAAGCAGCGTACCGCTTCATGCAGTTTGACCCTGAGCGCTATCCATCGGTTGATATGGTCTTCATTCCAACGGCTACTTTGGGCATCATTGCGCGTGAGTACGAACAGGCTCAGTTTATTAGCCTGTTGCAGACCCTTGGCCCTGATACTCCGGTGCTGCCGATCATATTGAAGGGTATTGTCGCCAATAGTTCGCTTTCCAACCGTGCTGAACTGATGGAACGTCTGGATTCTATGGGTCAAATCGATCCTGAAGCCCAGCAAAAGCAGATGGTTCAGGAACAGTTGGCTTTGCAAGCAGCGCAAGCACAGATTGCGGTCAATACGACGCAAGCCGAGCAGAATCGTGCTGAAGCAACCAAGATTATGATCGACACCAAGCTGAAACCTTTGGAAGTTCAAGCCAAGATTCAGCAAGGATTGACAGCTAACCTGCCTAATCAGGCTGACATGGCCTCCAGAGAGTTTGACAAGCGTGTCAAGGTCGCTGAATTGATGTTGAAAGAAGCCGACATCAAGAATAAGTCCAAGATTGTCGAGCTACAAATGTCAAAAGCCAAGGATAATGTCGTCAATGCTGAAAATGACTTCCTTGAAGAACTGCAAAAGGGAATGCAATAATGGATATTGACAAGCTATTCGACGTAGATCAGGTTCCCGACAGTCTTTTTGACTCTGTAAACAATACGGTGTCAGAAGCTAGGGCAATGCAGAAGAAAAAAGCAGCCGAAAACGCTCAAGCGGTCATTCAAGCACTTCAGAAGATGAAGGGCGACCTAGAAGGCAAATACGACAGCGTTTATTCGATGCTTGAGTCTCGCATTGCCAGCATTCAGGATGGTCGCGATGGTATTGACGGCCGTGATGGGGTTAACGGTCGTGACGGTAAGAATGGCAAAGACGGTCTAGCTGGCCGCGATGGCCGCGATGGTGTGGATGGTATCAACGGCATAGACGGCGCTGACGGTATATCAATCGCTGATATACGTCTGGACTTTGATAACAGCTTAGTTATCACGTTATCTAATGGTCGTGAGATCAATGCCGGTGAAATATTACCGCCAGACATTACTGATCGTCTAAAAGTCATCATTAACCAAGGCGCATCAGGTGGTGGTAGTGGTGGGGCAAGTCTGCCAGACCAAACAGGCAACAGCGGCAAGTTCTTAACCACCGACGGCACCGACGCATCATGGGGCACTCCTGCTGGTTCAGGTGATGTGGTTGGCCCAGCTTCTTCAGTTGATTCTGAACTTGTACTGTTTAATAGCACTACTGGCAAACTAATTAAACGCGCATCGCTAACCGGTCTTGTTAAAGCAACGTCTGGTGTAGCAAGTGCTGCAACGGCTGGCACTGATTATGTTGCGCCAGGCGGCGCTTTAGGTACACCAAGCAGCGGTACATTAACTAATGCAACCGGTTTGCCTTTATCTACCGGTGTAACAGGTACTTTGCCAGTGGTTAATGGTGGTACAGGTCAAACCACGTTTACTGACGGCCAACTGTTAATTGGTAACTCCACCGGCAACACGCTAACCAAAGCAACGCTAACGGCTGGCACAAACATATCGATTACAAATGCTGCCGGAGCTATTACAATTGCGGCATCGGGCGGCGGTTCTTCCAATATTTTGGAAAACGATCAGATAATCGCGTCTAATTACACTATATCATCGGCCAAAAATGGCCTATCAGTTGGCCCTGTTACTGTAAATACTGGGATAGCGGTAACGGTCGGTACTGGTCAAAAATGGTTAGTTCTTAATTAAGGAATCAACATGAGTAATTTAAAAATTCAAGGAAATGCGAGTGGAACGGGAACCACCACTCTGCAATCTGGAAACACTAACAGCAATCTGACGCTTGCGCTGCCTATTGCTGACGGCACCGCCGGTCAAGCGATAGTTACCGACGGCTCTGGCGTTTTATCCTTTGCATCTGGTGGCTCTGGTGACGTAGTTGGCCCAGCATCGTCGGTTGATTCCGAGTTAGCGTTGTTTAACTCTACGACCGGTAAACTAATCAAACGTGCGTCGCTAACTGGTTTGGTTAAGGCCACATCAGGCGTGGCGTCTGCCGCTACAGCCGGAACAGATTTCGTTGCACCGAGTGGTGCATTAGGTACACCAAGCTCAGGAACACTAACCAACTGTACTGTTGATGGTACTAACCCTATTGGCTACCGTGATCTACCTGCTGTCGGCACTAAGACAAGCTCTTATACGCTTGCTGTGGGTGATGTAGGTAAGTATGTACAAGTAGGTACAAGTGGAGCGATAACGATTCCTGACGCTACATTTACTGAAGGTGACGCAATAAGTATTTTTAATAATACAAGCACTACCGCTACGATTACCTGTTCAATTACCACGGCTTACATTGCTGGTACTGATACAGATAAGGCGACAATGACACTAGCTACTAGAGGTGTTGCAACAGTACTGTTTATTAGCGGTACAGTTTGTGTTGTGACAGGTAATGTGTCATGAGTGGCATTATGAATATGTTTGTTGCTGGGGGCGCTAGTAGTAGCGCCTTAACAGTTGACTACCTTGTAGTTGCTGGCGGCGGTGGCGGTGGTGGTGGTCTTGCTGGTGGCGGTGGAGGTGGTGGATTTAGAACTGGAACCAGTTTGTCTTTGGCAATTAGCACTAATTACACAGCAACAGTTGGAGCTGGTGGAACTGCTGGAACAAATGTAGGGGTTGATGGTGGAGTTGGTTTTAATTCTGTTTTTTCTTCAATCACTTCTGATGGCGGCGGGGGCGGCGGTAGCGTAACTTCTGGTGGTAGTCCGGGTAGAAGTGGCTTAAATGGCGGTTCCGGCGGCGGCGCAAGTGGTGCAACTCCGAGTAGTCCACTTGGTATAGCAGGTTCTGGAAACACACCTAGTCAACCATCAGCAGGTGGTAATGGTGCTCCAGCAGTTGCTTATCAAGGTTTTGGTGGCGGTGCTGGAGTAAATTCATCCCCATTAGGCGGTGGCGGTGGCGGCGGTGCATCAGCAGCAGGAGCGGCTGGTAAAAGCACAGGAACTGGTGCTGGTGGAGATGGACAACTATCAACAATTACTGGTTCTCCCGGCACAACTTACGCTGGAGGCGGCGGCGGTGGTTCAGATACTACGGCAGCTCCCGGCGGTAGCGGGGGTGGCGGCGCTAGTGGAGCTGCTTCTGCTGGTGCTGGTGTAGCAGGAACGGCTAATCTTGGCGGCGGTGGAGGCGGCGGTGCAGGAGGCGGTTCAGGCGGTAATGGTGCTGCCGGAGGTTCAGGAGTGGTTATTTTAAAATATCCAGACACATTTACTATAAGCAATCCGGGTGGTGGATTAACATTATCAACTGCATCTTCTGGTGGCTATAAAGTAACTTCAATTACTGCTGGCACAGGCAATGTTTCATGGTCGTAAATAATTTATTCCCTACTCCGGTAGCTTTCTTTAAGTTTCGTGATCTGACTGAAGCTGAATTAGAGTTTATCAAAGGTCAGGAGCATTACGCTAACGAAGGTAATACGACTAGCAAGGATCGTAAGATTCTAAAGAACAAAGAATTAACTGAACTGCGTGATTTCATTGAAGATTCGATGCTTGAATACTTCAAAGCTATACACGCTCCTAAGTTCGATGTGAGTCTATATCTGACGCAGAGTTGGGCTAACTATACGGAAGCAGGGCAGTACCACCATAAACACGCTCACCCAAATAGCGTAGTGTCTGGTGTGTTCTATCCACAGGCTAATAGAGAGTTTGATAAGATTTATTTTTATAAAGATGGGTATGAGCGCATTAAGATTCCTGCTGCTGAATACAATCCTTATAACTCTGAATCGTGGTGGTTTGAAGTAGGTGCTGGTGATTTGATTTTATTCCCATCGAACCTAACGCACATGGTACAGACTAAAGAAGATGATAATACTCGTATTAGCCTAGCGTTTAATACGTTTCTAAAAGGTTATATAGGCTCAGATGAAAGTCTGACAGGATTGCATTTAGGGGAAGAATAATGGCTCACTACGCATTTCTTGACGAAAACAATATTGTTACTGAGGTCATCGTTGGTAAAAACGAAGGCGAAGATGGCATTGATTGGGAAGTTTGGTATGGTGATTTTCGTGGTCAAGTATGCAAACGTACTAGCTACAATACGGTAGGAAATATCCACTTTAATGGTGGAACTCCTTACCGTGGTAACTATGCTGGCATTGGTTATACATACCAAGCAGATATAGATGCTTTTGTGCCTCCGAAACCGTTCCCAAGTTGGGCATTAGATGAAAATGTTACTTGGCAGCCACCGATGGCTAGACCTACGGATGGAATGTATAGTTGGGACGAAGCCACAACAGCATGGGTCTTAAATGACGCCTGAACTGCAAAAGTATTACGAAGATCGCTTTTCAATGATGGCCACTCAAGGGTGGCTTGATTTGATAGAAGATATTGACGAAATGGTAAACGCATTGAATAATCTTTCTGCTGTTGAAGACGAAAAAAGTTTACAATTCAAGAAGGGCGAGCTTTCTATTTTGCTATGGCTGAAAAACTTACGACAAGTCAGCTCTGACGCTTATGAGGATTTAAATGCGCCGAATGTATGAATTTGCCTGTGAGAACGGGCATCGTATTGAGAAATTGGTTAGTTATGAGCTGACTCAAGTTCAATGCGAGTGCGGAAGGTTAGCCGACCGCATAATATCTGCTCCAGCGTTCAGATTGGAGGGTTGGTCAGGAGCATTCCCGACCGCCGCAGCCCAATTTGATCGCAAGCATCGAGAGAAACTCGCTGCGGAGCAAAAAGCGAACAGATAACCAGTAATGGCCTGTTTATGATCCTGGGAACCAAAAGATGGCAGGAAAAGGAAACCTAATATGTTGATTGACAAAGAAACTGAGTTGCCTAGTGAGTTAGAGACAGAGGAAGCCAAGCTAGACTCTACGATTGGCCATGACAAACCAGACCTTCCTGAACGGTATCGGAATAAGTCTCTTGAAGACGTTATGAAGATGCACCAAGAAGCGGAAAAAGTCATAGGACGCCAAGCGCAAGAAGTCGGCGAAGTGCGGAAACTGGCAGATGAACTTATTAAGCAAAACCTTAGTTCTAGGCAGCAACCTATTGCAGAGGCAGAGCCGGAAGTGGACTTCTATGAAGACCCACAAAAGGCAGTTCGTAATACGATTGATAGGCACCCTGACATCATTGAGGCTCGAAAAGCCGCATCGGAGTTAAGGGCGTTACAGACTCAGCAAAAGCTGACTCAAGCACATCCTGATTTTGAACAAGTCGTTCGAGATGAGGGGTTTGTGAATTGGGTTAAGTCATCACCGATTCGTTTGGATTTATTCAAGCGAGCTGACGCAGAGTTTGATTTTGATTCGGCGCACGAATTGCTGTCCACCTATAAAGAGTTGCGTGGAATTCAGACTAAGCAAGCGAACCAACAAGCATCAACGGCTCGCCAGCAAACGATGAAATCCGTACAAGTCGATAGCGGTGGAAGCGGTGAGAGTTCAAAAAGAGTTTACCGACGTGCTGACCTAATTCGGCTAAAAATGAATGACCCAGCCCGATATGACGCACTATCTGATGAGATTATGTCGGCGTATCAAGAGGGACGGGTCAAGTAACTTACTTTTGATCTAGGAGCATTAACATGGCAAATACAGCATTTTCCCCAACCAATAGCGTAACCGTATCGAGCGCAGGTACCTTCGTTCCAGAAATTTGGAGTGATGAGATTGTTGCTTCGTATAAGAAGAATCTTGTTCTGGCCAATCTGGTCATGAAGATGAACTTTCGTGGCAAAAAAGGCGATGTGATTCACATCCCAGCACCAACCCGTGGTTCGGCATCGTTAAAAGTAGCAACCGATGCAGTAACTCTGATTGCTGCCAGCAACACTGAAGTGCAAGTGACTATCGACAAGCACTATGAGTACAGCCGTTTGATCGAGGACATCGCTGAAATTCAAGCTCTGAACTCAATGCGTCAGTTTTACACTGCTGATGCTGGTTATGCACTGGCGCGTCAAGTAGATACTAACTTGGTTCAATTGGGTCGTGCATTTAACGGCGCAACAGTTGGCACCGACGATTATGCAACTAGCAACACCACCACTAAAGCCTTTATCGGCTCGAACGGTACAACTGCATACAACTCAACATCGTCGAACGCTGCTGCGCTGACTGATGCAGCTATCCGTCGCACAATCCAAAGGTTGGACGACAACGACACACCAATGGACGGTCGTTTCTTTGTTATTCCTCCATCAAGCCGCAATACATTGATGGGTCTGGCTCGCTACACCGAGCAAGCATTTGTCGGTGATGGCAATGCAATCCGCAACGGCGAAATCGGTAACCTGTACGGTATCCCTGTGTTTGTTTCGTCAAACGCTGATACTGGCGCTGGTAACAGCACTACAGACCGTATCTGCTTGATGGGCCACAAGGATTCGATGGTTCTGGTTGAGCAAGTTGCGGTTCGCTCGCAGACTCAGTACAAGCAAGAATACCTCGGTACCTTGTTCACTGCTGACACTCTGTATGGCGTCAAAGCAATGCGTACTGCGGCAACTGTTGGCGCAGCCCTGTCGTCTTCGGCATTTGCCTTGGCCGTACCTGCCTAATTAAACTCCCCGTCTTCGGGCGGGGGTTTTTAACCTAATTAGGAGAACTACTATGGCAACAGCTTCAGCAGTAACTGTACGCGCAGGTAACGATCAATTTCGTGGCCTGTTTTCTGATACGTGGATGGTGACAGCCACACTTGACGCTGGCTCGCTTGTTGATGGCGCTGGCGAAACTGATGACGTAACCGTCCCAGGCGTTGCCTTGGGCGATATGGTCATTGGCGCATCATTGGGCGTGGATTTAGTGGGTTTGACTGTTACTGGCTATGTCAGCGCAGCCAATACCGTTAAATTCCGTATCCAAAATGAGTCAGGCTCTACTGCTGACTTAGCATCGTCAACATTGCGTATCGTTGTAGCACGTTCAGTAGCGTAATAATCGGGGGCTTCGGCCCCTGATTTTTAAAGGTTTCTATGGCAATTTTTAGATGTCTTCAAAGCGGACAAACTGTTGAATTTACGCAGCCGCATGACGTTGAAAGTATGAAAGGCCATGCGGGATATGAGCGCATTGATGAGCTTGAAACTTCAGGCGATAATGAAGAGCATTTAGTAATTATGCGGCCACCAGAGGCGCAGAAACGGCCTGGAAGGCCAAGGAAAACCGGTCATGTCGGACATTGATTTGCGTGAATTTGGCAAGCTGGAAGCTCAGGTTGAAGTGTTGCAAACCGAGGTTACTGCCTTGCGTGAGGACGTTAAAAAGCTATTGGCGATGGCCAACAAGTCTAAGGGCGGCTTTTGGGTCGGTATGGCCATTGCGTCAGCCATGAGCGGCGCGGCAGCATTCGTTATGGATCGGGTCTTTTTTAAATAGGAGATAGTCATGATGTACGGATCAAAAAAAGTTGGCAAAGTAATGAGTGAGTACAAAGCTGGAAAATTGCACTCTGGCGGTAAAACTGGCCCTACAGTTACAAATCGCAAGCAAGCCGTGGCTATTGCCATGAGCGAGGCAAAGATGCCACAGCGTGGAATGCGTACAGCCAAGAACAAGGCTAAAAAGTAATGAAGGGCGTACCGCACTATTTGCCAGACGGCAAACTTTACACTGGTGCAACGCATAAGTCCGGAAAAACTTTAATGACGGGCGAAAAGCACACAAAAACCAGTAAGGTTTTGACGCACACTAAGCCTAAGCAAAAGGGGCAAAAATGAAGTCTAGAATCTATGCCACGCTATAACTAAGGATTAAGATATGTCAACATTTCAGTTAGACCCTAATCAAGTGGCTTTGGGCGTAGGAGCTATGGGTACTACCCAAGCGGCTACAGTAACAACTAGCAGCGTACAAATGACCGCCTTTGGTGCGGACACTACACTGATTCGCATTGCTTGCGCCAATGGTCACTGTCATTTTGCGATTGGAACTAATCCAACTGCTTCAATTACAACAAGCCCATTGATCGGCAATAATCGATCAGAAATTATTGCTGTAACGCCAGGGCAAAAGATTGCTTTTATTAAAGATGCCGCAGTGACCACTTCTACAGTAACTGTTACGGAGTTAATATGAAAAACGGACTCTATGCCAATATCAACGCCAAGCAAACCAGAATAAAAGCTGGTTCAGGCGAAAAGATGCGCAAAGTAGGCAGCAAAGGTGCGCCGACAAAAGCTGATTTTGTACAGTCGGCTAAGACAGCGAAAAAGCCTAAAAAATGATTAAGCGCGGCAAAGAGGAGTTCTCAGGTTACAACAAGCCTAAAGCGACTCCAAGCCACCCGACCAAATCCCATGTGGTGCTGGCTAAGGCTGGGGATGAGGTCAAGCTGATTCGTTTTGGCCAGCAAGGCGCTACTGGCAGTCCAGACGGCACAAAACGCAATGAGGCGTTCAAAGCGCGTCATGCCAAGAATATCGCCAAGGGCAAGATGAGCGCGGCGTATTGGGCCAACCTCACCAAATGGTAGCCAGAAATAACGTAATTTCTTTATAATGTGGGCATAAAGGCTTCTTCCCATAGGGATAGGCAAAAGCTGGCTCTGTAAGTTTTGCGGGGAAGCGAATGACCTATCTTCAAATTGTAAATTCTATTTTGGTGCGACTGCGCGAGCCAACGGTGTCAACTGTTGGCCTTGATGCGTACTCGACCTTGATCGGCAAGTTCGTTAATGATGCCAAGCGCCAAGTCGAGGACGCCTACGATTGGAATGCTCTCGGCCAAGAAAAAACCGTTACTACCACATCCGGCACGTATGTCTATTCGTTGACCGGTGCAGGTCAAAAGTTCCGTGTATCTAGTGATCCGCTAAATACCACCAGCAATGTCGTCATGCGAAATATTAGCGTGTCCGACATGCGCCAAAAGCAAAACTTCACCCCGATTGTCACCAACATCCCTGCGCAGTATTGCTTTGAGGGCGTTGATGGTAATGGTGATGCTCAAGTTCAATTGTATGGCCGCCCTGATGGCGTCTATACCATCAAATTCTTTTTGACCATCCCACAAGCGGTATTGTCATCGGACGGCACATCGGTGCTAGTGCCTGACGTATTGGTTGAGCAAAATGCCTACGCTAGAGCATTGGTTGAGCGCGGCGAAGATGGTGGATTATCTTCATCGGAAGCCTACAACTTGTACCGCTCCATGTTGGCTGATTACATTTCATTAGAAGCCACTCGCTTCCCTGAAACTCAGGAGTTTGTTCCAGTATGAGTCAAGCACTTGAACGATTCAGCGTTAACGCACCAGGTTTTTATGGCCTGAATACGCAAGACTCGCCATTAGATTTGGCGGCTGGATTTGCGTTGACTGCGATTAACTGCATTCTGGACAAGTACGGTCGGATGGGCGCACGCAAAGGCTGGACGAAAGTTAATACCAGTTCGGGCAATTTAGGCGCTAACGATATTGGCGTCATCCACGAATTGGTGCTTACTGGTGGATCGGTAACGACTCTATTTGCTGGAAACAATAAGATATTCAAATTAAGCGGCACAACAGTTACTGAGTTGACCTATGGCGGCGGTGGTACAGCGCCAAGCATTAGCGCAAGCAACTGGCAGTGCGCGTCACTCAATGGGGTAACGTATTTCTTTCAGTCCGGTCATGACCCAATAATTTATGACCCAGCGGTTAGTTCCACAACGTACCGCCGAGTAAGTGAAAAGTCTGGCTACGCCGGTACGGTGCCACTAGGGAATATTTGTATTTCTGCGTATGGTCGTTTGTGGATCGCTAACAGTACGTCAGATAAAACAACGCTAACCTTTTCTGATTTGATTGCTGGCCATATTTATACGGGCGGCACAGCCGGTACATTGAACGTCAATAACGTATGGGCTAACGGTGCAGATGAAATTACCGGTCTAGCAGCGCACAACGGATTTTTATTTATCTTTGGTAAACGCCAGATTTTGGTTTACCAAGGTGCGACAACACCTAGCACAATGTCGCTGTATGACACCGTGGTGGGTATCGGTTGCCAATACCGTGATTCAATCCAAAGTACCAACACCGATGTCGTATTTTTGTCTAACAGCGGTGTGCGCTCAGTTCTTAGAACCATTCAGGAAAAGTCTGCGCCATTTCGTGACTTGAGTAAGAATGTTCGTAATGATTTGATGCAATTGGTGGCGGGTGAAACGCCGGCAAATATTAAAGGCGTTTATTCAGAAATAGACGCATTCTACTTATTGACGTTTCCAACGGCGGGTCAAGTGTATGTGTTTGACACGCGAAATGTTATGCAGGATGGATCATCGCGGGTAACTACGTGGAACGACATTAAACCAACGGCAATGTATGCGTTGCGTAACGGCGATCTATTGATTGGCAAGAATGGCTATGTTGGTAAATACGGCGGGTATCTTGATGACACTAGCACGTATCGAATGCAGTATTACACCAATCATGCTGACTTAGGTGATGTGGCCGTTACGTCAATTGTTAAGCGCATATCCATTGTTGCTATTGGCGGTTCAGATCAAGTGGTAACAATTAAATGGGGTTACGATTTTTCTGAGAACTATTTGTCTCAGAACGTATCTGTTCCCACCCAAGGCATTTCTGAATATGGCGTTGCTGAGTATGGCGCTAACGGTGTACCTGTTGCGCAGTATGCCGGTGGCATTGTGATTCAAAATCTATTCTCACAAGCTACTGGCTCAGGCAAAGTTTTCCAGACAGGCTATGAAGCAGAGGTGAATGGCTTTGAATTATCGATTCAAAAGATTGAAATTTTGGCCAAGCATGGCCGTATAAATTAAGGGGCGGCACATGTCTGACTATACCAAATCGACCGACTTTGCATCTAAGGACGCGCTGCCATCGGGCAATGCGGCCAAGATTGTTAAGGGTACGGAGATTGACACAGAATTTAATAATATTGCGATTGCTGTTGCGACTAAGGCTGACTTAGCCAGCCCAGGCTTTTCTGGCAGCCCAACAGCACCAACGCAAACAACTGGCGACAATACATCTAAGTTGGCCACAACAGGGTTTGTGCAAGCAGCATTGGGCGCTTTGTATCCTGTTGGCTCAATCTATATTAACGCTGCTGTTAGCACCAACCCTGCTACGTTACTTGGCTTTGGTACATGGTCAGCGTTTGGCGCTGGTCGTGTCATGGTTGGTCTTGATGCTGGTAATGCAGCGTTTGATACGGTGCAAGAAACTGGTGGCTCCGCTGATGCGATTGTCGTTAGCCATACTCACTCGGCTACTTCAAGCGTTAGCGACCCTGGCCACAATCATACAATTGGGTTTCAAAACAACACAATTGACCAAAACTCCGGATCATCAGCTCTTGCTAAACAAGGCACATCAAACACAAGCACGGCAAGCACAGGCATTAGCGTTAGCACCAGTATTAGCACCACAGGTTCAAGTGGAACAAACGCTAACCTGCCGCCGTATATCGTCGTCTATATGTGGAGACGCACGGCGTGAGTGCAGTATTGGAAAATGTTGGCGGTGAGATTACTCACCACTTTTCAGATGGCTTGTATGCCAAGGAAGCGTTTGTCCCCGCTGGCACAGCTATCATAAAGCATACGCACAACTTTAGTCATCTATCTATTTTGGCTAAAGGTCGTGTTGCAGTTATGAAGGGCGACGTTATTGAAATTATTGACGCGCCAGCGTGTATAAATATTGAAGCAAACGTAGTTCACGGCATTAAAGCCATGAGCGATTGTGTCTGGTTTTGTATCCATTCGACGGATGAAAAAGACCCGTCTAAAGTGGATGAGATTTTAATTAGAGGGGAATAGTATGCCATTCGCAATTGCCGCAGGAATATCGGGCGGGTTGAATTTAGTTGGTGGATACTTGCAGGGCGAGGCGGCTAAAGACGCCGCGTCTACGTCTGCTAGAGCGCAATTAGAAGCGGCACGACTTGCTGCTGAAGAATCTCGCTTTAGACCAGTTGGCGTTACGACGCGATTTGGTAGCAGCCAGTTTACGATGGATCCGACTACTGGCCGATTATCTGCTGCGGGTTATAACGTATCACCTGAATTAAAAGGCTATCAAGATCGCTTGATGGCGCTTAGTGGCCAAGGATTAGGCCAAGCTGAAGCGGCACAAGGTATGTATCAGCCACTAACTGGTGCGGCTACCGGCTTGTTTAATTTGGGTGGCCAATACTTAGCGCAGTCGCCTGAAGCAGTTGCGGCTCAATATATGCAAAGCCAGCAAGACTTGTTAGCGCCTAGCCGTGAACGTCAGTATGCAGAATTACAAAACCGATTGTTTAATACTGGTCGCGGCGGTTTGTCTGTTGGCGCAACAGGTATTCGCCCAGGCGGTGGTGCGGGTCTTGCCGCAAGCAATCCAGAAATGGAAGCGTACTACAACGCATTGGCTCAACAAGACGCTGCATTAGCTGGACAAGCACAACAAGCAGGTCAGCAACAGGTAGCCTTTGGTGCAGGTTTATTTGGTGAAGGCGCTGGATTGTTAGGTCGATATCAACAGGGGCAGGTTGGCGCTTTATCGCCATTTACAGGATATCTTAGCGGCGCGCAAACATTAGAAAGTCTAGGACAGCAACCATTGGATATTGGTGCGTCGCTTGGCGGCAGAAATGTTAATAACGCAGGAGCGCAAGCGTTAATGTCAGGTGGGATTGGCGCAGCACAAACTATGCAACAAGCTAATGCGTATAGTCCGTTTGGTACTGGATTAATGGGCGCGGCTAATGCTCTTAATGCGTACCAAAATCAACAGCGACAAGATGAGCGATTTAATCAAATATTGAATAGAAACAATTTAAATGCTTGGCAGACTAGCCAGCAAGAATATTCAAACCCATATTCTGGCTATACCGGCCCTTAACTAAAGTATTTTGAGAGGTAATCATGGCAAGCGAAATTTTAGGTCTGTTTACATCGCCAGAAGAATATCAGATGAGGCAGCAACAAGCGCAGCAGCAAGGACAACAAAATGCTGCGCTTCAGTTTGCTCAACTTAACCCGTTTGAAAGAGCTAACTACGGAATTTTTCAAGGCGCGCAACAATTAGGTAGCGCTGGCAGACGTTTGTTTGGCGGCGAAGACCCACAGTTGCGCAAAATATCAATGCGCCAGCAAATGATATCTGGCACAAATCCACTGGGCAGCAATTTACCTGCGCTGGATTTTAATGACCCAGTAGCGCTTAGACAGGCGTCTGCATTTGCTTTGCAACGAAATCGTGATCCTGAATTTGCTCAATTTTTACAAAAAAAAGCAGATGAAGTAGAAAAAGCCAGAGTAGATATAGAAGCTAAAAAGCGTGAAAAACCCGCGAATGTAGCTGAATCAGTTCAAGTTGCTCAAACAGCAGCTGAACTAGAAGATACTGTTGCACGTTTAACATACGAACAAGGTATAGATCCAACCCCCGAGCGCGCTAGAGCATTAGCTATAGCTAAAAATACTTTAGCTAGATTACCTGCTGCAGCCGGAGCTAAACCTATTGAAAAAATAGAAATAAATAAACAATTAAATACTCTTAGAACCGCTTTGCGTGCGCTCCCAAAAGGTTCACCAGAAGCAGAAGACATACAATCGCAAATTGATTATTTAAGTGGCGCTAAAGAAAACAAACCAAACATTAATAAAGTTGGTAGAGCTATTGGCTCAAATAAACCGGTTTTCTTAGATGAAAATGAAAATCAAATGTTTATTTATGAGCTAGGTACAGACGGTAAACAAAAGCGCGTCTTATATACTGGCGGCGTTGACCAAACTACGACTAACATTAGTCAATCTGTTAGCCAAAAAGGTGAAACAGCTTTTGTAGAAAAACTTGGGGCGTTGGACGCTAAAGATGTATCCGATGCTAGAGGCCTTAGAGATAACTCTATCGCAGCGCTTAGTACGCTAAATGATTTAGCTAAATTAAACGAACAAGACCTCTATACTGGAACGTATGCCAAAGGACGAGTAGGCGCAGCTAATTTGTTAAATACGTTGGGCCTTGCAAGTCCTAAAGACCAAGCAGCATTAGCTGCGTCAGAAAATTACCAAAAAACTTCTGGAGACCTTATATTAAAAACGCTTGGCGGCCGTTTAGGTGCTGGTTTCTCTAACGAAGATCGTAAGTTTATTGAAGGGTTAGTACCGCAGCTTGAAAACAGCGCACAAGCGCGGCGTGCATTGATTGAGCGTATGCAACGAGTAAATGAAAAAATAATAAAAGAAACTACGCGTTTAGAAGACTACGCTAGAGCAAATAATGGGTTAAAAGGATTTAAGCCCGATATACCGCTAATATACGCGCCTAAAACTGATTTACAAAGAATGCCCAAGGCCGAATTAGAAGCGGCGATTGCGAAGAAAAAAGCAGAAGCTGCAAAAAAGTAAAAAGGATTAATTATGTCTGAGCCAACGCTTGAAGAATTAGAAGCTGAATTACGTAGTCGTGGCGAAACTGTTTCTACCGGATCGGTCATGTACGAAAATGAACCGACTAGAGGTGAGTTTTCTAAAATTGCAGAATCACTTACTAAAGGATCAGGTAAAGGCATATTAAATGTACTTAGTGGGTGGGGTAATTTGTATGATTACATTCAAAAAAGCAAAGACCCAAACAGGTTTTCTACCGCAGGTATTGCTAAAAGCATCAAAGACACAACTGGCGTAGATATTTTAACTATCCCAGGATACAAAGGCGCGTATGAATTTGCTGAAACGGCCGCGCCGATGGCCGGATTTTCGGCCGCGGGTGTGCCTGGGCTGTTTAAGCGCACTATCCCTGGCGTAATTGCGGAAGGTACTGTTGCAGGTACAACCGGTTTAATAAGCCGAAGTGTCGCGCCCGATAGCCCGTTGGCGCAACTTGCTATTCAAATGCTGCCTTACGGTACAAAACTTGGCGCTGTTGGTGCTGAGCAACGGCTTACTCGCCCTCAAGGCACGTTTCCATCACCAGCTCAAATAGATGAACTGTTGCGCGTTGGTCGTTTAACGCCAGGTGAAGCTACGTTACTGCGTCAACAGTTGGCTACGGAAGCACGCGTAGAAGCGTCACCGGAATCAGGCGCCGTTCCTTTTAGACGCGCGCAAGCAAGAGATGTTGAAGGGTTTTTAACTAGTCTTTTTGACCGCGCTG